GCCGCGCTCGACGTACGCGAGGAGGAGAAGGCCGAGGCCGCGCGGGAGGCTGCGGTGCAGGCCGACCGGGCGGCGGCGCTGGCGTTCCTGCTCGGGCGTTCCCGAGCGCACGGCGTCGACCTCGTGGCCGCACGCGTGTACGCGCGGCGCGCGGCGGCGGTTACCGCGCGCGTGAACCCGGCCGCCCGCCGGGCCACGCTCGCCGTAGCGGCGCGCGGGGGTGCCTGATGTGTGGATGCAACGGCGGCGGCGCCGGAATGGCCGTGGGGGGCAACCAGCCCTACCCGATGCGGTTCACCAACCTGGCACTGCGCGGGGCGACGGCCTACAAGTACGTGGTGACGCACCCGGACCGCACCGAACACGAGTTCGATACCGACACCGAGGCGTACGCCGACATCGCCAACCACCCCGGCTCGGGTATCCAGACGATCAAGGTCAACCCCTGACCGCAGCGTTTTCCTTGCGGCACAACAGCTATGCGATTGGAGACCCGCGTCATGCACGGAAGACTGACGGTGTCGGGCATCAGCGCTCGGGGTCTGTACACGGGAGACCTCGCGTGGTCCCCCGACCCGCTCGCCGTCGTGTCCGTGGAGGACAACCCCACCCACAGCGGGCGGGCCACGACCGGGACGCTGCGCGGCAACGACGCGCCGCAGTGGGAGGAGGTGCTGGAGCTGAACACGTTGACCGACTCCGACGTCCTCCACGTCCTCATCCAGCACTCCCGCCTCATCGGCGGCCCGGTCACCATCTGCCGCACCGCGATCCCACTGGCCGCCGTGTTCGCACAGCGGCATCAGGTGATCAAGGACCGCATGATGCAAGAGCTGCCCGGCATCGTGGACGAGGCCGCGTTCACGCTGCCGGTGTTGTCCATGACGCTCGACTTCGCCCCATTCCGTACTCGTGGCAAGGGGAAGAGGTAGCGGTGCCCGCTGGGACCTTGACGGTGCTCGTGATCCGGGCGTCGGGGGTGGAGTCCAACGACCTGTTCAGCATGCCGGACCCGTACGTGGCCGTCGGAGTGGCCTCCGGCGCGGCGGCCGTCACCGGGGCGCGGTTCAACACCCGGCACCCGGAGTTCTGCGAGGAACTACAACTCGCGCTGGCCGACGGGGACGACGACCTGCGCATCGAGCTGTGGGACAGCAACCCCGGCGCCGACGACCTCAAGGGAGAGGCACGGCACCCGCTGACGCGGGTTGCCGCCGACGGGAGAGAGGTGGCCGGGGTGATCCTGGTCGATCCGGACGCGGGCGTGCCGGTGCCGATCTGCGGGCGTCCGTCGGTGCTACTCGAACTGCGGTTCAGCCCGGCGTGATCCTGCACCCGCTGTTCCACTGGTCGCCTGCCGCGCGCCGCGCCGCCATCGAGCGGCGCGGCCTGCGCATCGACTCCCCGCCCACAGTGGACTCCCGGCACTGGGGACGGGTGTGCGTGTGCATGTCCCCGTCGCACGCGTGGGCGCTGTCCGCCGGGTATGTCGGCGAACCCGGTCAGGTATGGGACCTGTGGATGGTGCAGCTGTCCAAACAGGACGACGTCGAGGTGATGCCGTTCACCGGCAACATCATCGAGGAGATCCGCATCAGCAACAACATCCCGCGTGACCGCCTCTGGTACGTGGGTGCCCGGACGGTTCCGGACGGCCTGGAGCTGACCGGCCACTAGCAGCAGCGGTAACCCAGTCGTGTAGAACCGCAAGCCAGGGCCCCCGTTCGCGCGCCGCGCGGCCGGGGGCCTTGTAGCGTGATCAGCGATTGAGTTGCACCCGCCACCCCATCCGTGGGGCTGGTGGAGGCTCCGGGGATTTTGTCCGTCTGGTCTGAGGATCGGGACACCCGTCGAGCCCCCGCCGGGGCGGGCGGCTCCGCTGGTTCGTGGGCCGGGAGAACGGTATCCGCGCGCATGGTCGCGCGGGCTGCCTCCCGGAGGCCCCGCAGTGAATCCCCTTCTCCAGGCCCTGGTCGATGCGGCCAGCGGTCTGATCAACGCCAACGAGTTCGACGCCCGCGCCGCGAATGACGCGCGCATCGCCGCCGTCCGTGAGGCGCTGGCCGCCTACCGCGTCGAGCACCCCGACGAGACCATCGACCTGGCCACCCTGGAGCGCCAGGCGCTGGCCGAGTTCGAGGACCGCCGTTCCACCGCCAGCTCGTCCGCTGCCGCGCTGGCCGCCCTGGCGGCCGTCGGTGACGTCGCCGAGGCGCTGGATACCGAGATCCGCACCGCGCAGGAGACGGCGGCGAACGCCGACGCCCTGGCCGACCGACTCGCCAACCGCCCGGCCCGTGAGACTCCGCCGCCTCCGGCCGCGCCCGAGGGCAACGCCCCGGCCGCCGGTGAGCCCGGCGGCGGCGAACCGCAGACCCCGGCGGCGCCGCCCGCCGGTGAGACGCCTGGGGCTCCGGCTCCGTCGGGGGGCGCACCGGAGCCCCAGGCACCCGCCACCCCGGCCGCGCCCGAGCCGGTGCTGACCGCGTCCGGCCGTACCCCCGCGACCACGACGCCCCGTGTCCCGATGGGCGCGCTGCCCAACGACAACCCCGGCGGCCCCGCTGGCGGTGCTCGCGCGGGCAACACGTTCGCCATGACGGCGGCGGCCGACATCCCCAACGTGGCGATGGGCGGCGACCTGCGCGACATCAACGGCCTGGCACAGGCGGGCATTGCCCGGCTGCACGCCCTGGCCCGCGCCGGAAAGGACACGTCGGCGGGCATCGCGACGATCCAGCGCACCCGCGCGGATCAGCGTCTGGTGGCCACCGAGGTCAACGCGCACGACGTCATCGAATACGCCTGCGACGAAACGCGCCTTGACGGCGGTTCGTTGGTCGCGGCGGCATCCTGGTGTGCGCCTGCGGAAGTGTCCTACGCATTCTGCCCCACCGCCGAGGAATACGGCCTCATCAATGTCCCGGAGGTCACGGCAACGCGCGGTTCGCTCCAGTGGCCCGTTTCTCCGGACTTCGCGGCCATCTACACCAACTCGGGTTTCTACCTCACTGCCGCCGATATGGCGAAGGGTGAGACGTACGATCCGGCGAACGCGGCGGCATTCCGACCCAACAAGCCGTGTTACATGATCGAGTGTCCCACCAACACCCGGTTGGACCTGGACGTCATGGGTCTGTGCGTGAAAACGCCGACCCTCACGGAGCGCGCATTTCCAGAGCTGATCACGTACGTGATGGCTCAATTGATGGTGGCGCACGCGCACAAGCGCAACGCGCAGATCATCAGGGAAATCGAAGCGCTCACCACGGCGGTGGCACTGCCCGGCGCAACCCCGCCCGAGTGGGGGCCGGGTGCGACGGCGACCACGTTGGGCCTGGTCGAGTTGCAGATCGAATACCTTCGGTACCGCAACCGGCTCGGGTTCGAGCGGACGATCGAGATGGTCGCCCCCGCATTCCTGCGCGCGATTCTTCGCAGCGACCTGGCGAAGCGCGCGGGCGTCGATCTGCTCAACGTAACCAATTCCATGCTGGACGACTACCTCCGCACTCGCGGCGCAAATCCCCAGTGGGTCGTGGACTGGCAGGATGCTTTTGCCGGTCCTTCTACGCCGATTCTTCCGGACCCGGCGGCACCGAATCCCGGCACTGGTCTTCCCACGTTCGACCCGGCCGCGTGGGGCGGCAACACGCCGCCGGTCGCGTGGCCCGCGAACGTCAAGATCATGCTTTATCCGGCGGGCACGTTCTTCGTGGCCACGAATGACATCCTCACAATTGACGGCCTTTACGATTCCGCGCTCTTGGCCCGAAACCTTCACCTTGCGCTTTTCACGGAGGAAGGGATCAAGGTCGGAACTCGCGGATGTTACAAGGGCCTGACGGTCACCCTCCCGCTCTGTGCCAACGGCCAGACCGGCGGCCCGGTCCCGAACACCGAGACCTGGGACTGCGCGAACGGCGCGGCGTAGCAGGACGCGGCCCGCACGCCTCCCGCGTGCGGGCCGCCGCCCTGCCGCTGTCGCCGGTCCGTCGGGGAGGAGGTGCCGTAGATGACCACACCAGTGCAGGCGGTCCCAGCCGGGATCGAGGTGCAGCCGCCGCCGGTCGTGCCCTACCGGTACGGCCTGTTGTCGGCCGCGACCTTCGCGCCGGAGCAGCCGGACAACCGGTGGGAGGCGTACGGCTTGGTGTACGCCGGGGACGGCTGCGGCCCCTCCGGTGGTATCTGGCCGTCTCCGTGTCCTCCGGCGTCCCAGATCGGCCCTGCGGTGGGCGCTACCTATCGGGTGGGGTTCAGCCGGGGTGAGGCGGACACGCTCACCATGACGCTGCTGGAGATGGGCGACTGCGACGGGCCCGTCACGGTGACGGTGAACGGCGGAGCGCCGCAGTCCCTGGCGGCCGTGGGCGCTACGGCACAGAACAACGTGGGCGCGCCTGGTACTTCGCTGAACATCGCGATTGCGGCGGGCGTCCAGGGCGGCCCGGACCCCTGTGACTGCGACACCGCGCAGTCGTTCCTCATCCCGTCGCGGGATGTGGCGTGGGTGTTCGAGATGACCTGTCCGGCCGGTGGGCCGGTGGGCCCGGACACCACGAAGATCATCAGGCAGGGCACGGACTTCTCGCGCGGCGACCCGTTCATGGTCTACGAGTCCGCGCGCTGTCTGGCGATGGGCTACCCCGAGGCGTCGAGCAAGGCGCGGCGCCGTCTGGCGTTGCACGAGCAGCATTACGTCGAGACGCGCGTGTCCACTGTGGAGTTCGCTGGTGCGCAGCGGCTGAACAGCAGTGCCCTGTACCCGTCGGTGAGCCGTGCGGTGGCGGCGCTGGAGGACGTGATTGCCGACTGGTACGGCGGCATCGGTGTCGTGCACGTTCCCCGGTTCGCCTACGCCCGGCTGGCCGCCGACATGATGATCGCCCGCGACGGCCCGAGGATGCGCACGCCGCTGGACAACCTCGTGGCCATCGGCGCGGGCTATTCCGGTAATGACCCCGACGGCGTCCCCGCAGCAGACGGACAGACATGGCTGTACGCGACGGGGCCAGTAATCGCCTACCGGAGCGAGGTCATCGCCCGTGAGGAATTCGACCATCAGCGCAACCTACGCACGGCTGTCGCGGAACGCTCTTATGCGTTGACGTTCGACTGCCTGCGCGTGGCGGCGCTCGCCCAATTGTAGGGAGTCGTTCATGTCGCTGATTTATCCGCCAGATCCGGGCAATTCGCGGTATGGCGATTTGGTCGCGGAACTTACGGCTCTCGGCGGTGTCGAGAACGTCGACTTCCGTTTCGCCCACGACAACACGCACAACGTGGTGGCCGAGGTCACGGAGGAGTTGTACGACGCATGGCGCACCCTCAACCCGCTTTCCCCAGCGCAGGAGACCGCCACCCCGGAAACGGGTGGTCAGGAAACCGGCGGTGGCGACGGCGTAACGGGTGCCGAGAACGGCGACGGGAATACCGAGCCCCCGCCGCCGGTGGTGGAGGTCGAGCTGCCGCCCGTCGAACAGCCCGCGCCGCCAACCGAGCAGCCCGCCGACGAGACCAGCGGCGACACCCCCAGCCCGTCGGGCAAGAAGACGCGGAAGTAGGCCCCGGAAATGGCGACTAAGTGTTTTAAGCCTTACGGCGGGGAAAGGATGCGCGTCACCGCCGTAGACAATTTGGGACGACCCAAGTACGGGTCTTGTTCCTCCGTTGTCACGGAGGGATGGGTGGACGTCCGCGTATCTGCGGAGCTGGACGAAGGAAATGAGGTGTCGACCACTACGGCCTCTGGGTTGGTGTGTTTGGCTGAAAAGCCTTGCCCCCAACTAAAGTGGTTGAACGTGGCGATGCAGTTCTGTCTCGTCGACCCCGACCTGGCCGCGCTGATCAATCCGACGTTCAAGAAGCTCACGGACTACAAGGGCGATTCCGTCGGCTGGGAAGAGTCCTACAACCAATCCTGTTCCGAGGGAATTGCGCTCGAAGTCTGGATGAAGCTTTCCGGATTCGAGAGCGACGACCGGTACGCAGAGGGCGGCTGGTTGTACTACCTAATTCCTTTCATTTCCGGTGGCACCATCGGAGATGACGAGATCGGCGCGGGCGGCCTGAACCTGACTCTTTCCGGGCGTACTCGGAAGGGCAGCAACTGGGGTCGCGGACCCTATTCGGACGTGCAGCTCAACCCGTCGCCGATCCCCGGCGGCGCGCCGATCCGGGGCCCGCTGCTGGTGCCGGTCGCACCGGACGCGCCCCGGAGGCGGTTCATCACCGAACTGCGCCCGCCCGTCGCGCTGTGCGGCTGTCAGCCACTGTCCAACCCGGACGGTCCGCTGGTCAGCATCAACGAGGACCCGACCGACCTGAGCCGGTCCACCGTGACGGTCAACGTCGGTTCGTCCGGCGTCTACCGCGTCGACTGGGGCGACGGCACCGCCGCGCAGGACGTGCCCCCGGCCGGTGTGTCACACAAGTACACCAAGCGCGGCAAGTTCAACGTGTCGGTGTGGCAGACGGCGAACCCGCTGCTGATCACCATCAAGCAGGTCACCATCCCGTTCGAGGGCGCGGTGCTGCCCGCCGTGATTGTGAAGGAAGACCCGGCAGACGCGGTCAACCGCCGCAGCGTCATCGTGACCGTGAACAACCACGGCAACGGTGCCGTGGTCCTGGACTTCGGCGACGCCACCGCCACGGTGAACAACCCCGGCGACGGCGTCACCGAGTCCACGCACACCTACGCCATCTCCGGCCAGTTCACCGTCACCTACACCGACGCCTCCGACGCGACCCGCACGGGCACCGTTCAGCTGAAGGTCCCGTTCGGCCTGGCCAAGCCGACCGTGACGGTGACACAGGACCCGGTCGACCCGACCAGGCAGACGGCGCTGATCAAGGTGGACAACCACGGCAACGGTGCCGTGGTCATCGACTGGGCGGACGGGTCCCTGGCGGCCAACAACCCCGGCGACGGGGTCACGGAGACGGCGCACTTGTTCGCCGCTCCGGGCGTCTACCAGGTCAAGACCACCGACGCGTCGGACAACTCCGCGCAGACGGTCACGCCGGTGACGGTGCCGTTCCCGCCGCCGGTCCCGGCGTTCACCACCACCGAGGACACCACCGACGCCACGCACCGCACGGCCAAGGTCCAGGTGACCAACCCCGGCGCGGGCCGCATCTACCAGGTGAGGTGGGAGGCCGCTGGCGCGTTCACCGACATGCCGACCGCCGGTGCGGGCGCCAACTCGGCGACGCACCAGTACGCGGCTGGACAGGCCGACTACGTGATCACGGTGCGGGACAAGGTCGACATCACCAAGACGGCCGACGACCCGATCACGATGCCGTTCGGGCCCGAGTTCAGCCCGGCCGAGGAGCCCGGCGACGTCGACCGCCGCACGGTGCGGGTGACGGTGCTCAATCCGGGCGTGGGCAAGACGTACGAGATTCGGTGGACGGCGGCCGATGCGTTCGCGGACCTGCCCACCGGCGGCGCCACGCCGCACTCGGCGACCAACAAGTACGGCGCGGCGGGCACCAACCAGATCACGGTGCGCGACAAGGCGGACGTGACGTTCACGAGGGCACATGACGTGACGGTCCCGTTCGCCACGTAGCTACGAATTCACACAAGAAAACAGTTGGTACACAACGGAAAAGGGTGGAGGTGACCCGGCGGGAGCGGCCAATCTCCCGCCGGGCTCGGCTCGATCAGGAAAGGCTGGTGAGGCGCGATGAGCAAGACGTGGAACTGTGCGCCGTGGCCCATCGCGCCTCACTGCCTGCCGCAAGGCTGGGACCCGGACCCGGCGAAGTGGGACGAGCACCAGAAGATCTCTCGCGCGGTCGCGCAGGAGATCCTGAACACCCTCTCGGCTGAGGTGTACGGCCTGTGCACGGTCAAGGTCCGGCCGTGCCGCAAGCGCTGCAACGACGGTTGGATTTTCGACCCGTTGCGTTATGCCCCAATGGGAGTAGGCAGCGGGTCGTGGGTGCCGATCCTGCACGAGGGCAACGTCTACAACACCCGCGCGTGTGGCTGCGGGGGCGGTTCGTGCGGGTGCTCGGAGCTGTGCGAGATCCCGCTATGGCCGTTCGTCGCGGAGCAGACGCCGGAGTACCGGCCGAGGCTAGAGGTGCGGGTGGACGGCAAGCTGCTGCCGCCCTACGCGGTGCGCGTGGACGACCGGCGCCGCCTGATCCGGGTCGACGGGCAGTGCTGGCCGGACTGCCAGCAGCTGGCGTTGCCGGACACGATGCGCGGCACGTTCTCCGTGACCTACGAGACGGGCACCGTCGTGCCACTCGTGATGCAGATGGCGCTGGCCGACCTCACGGCGCACGTCTACGACTCGTGCCCCAAGCCGTCCGGTTCGTGTGGTGCGCCTGGCAGCAGCTTCGTGAAGTCGATCCGGCGCGCGGAGATCGAATACGAGTTCGACCCGATCGCCATGTACACGAGCGGAAAGACCGGCCTGCCACGCGTGGACCTGGCGTTGGCAATGGGAAACCCCGCCGGTTCCCGCACCACTTTCCAAGCGTGGTCGCCCGACATCGTCCGGAGCCAGCGCACCACCTGGGAGATGCCCATGTGCCAGGACTACGTCCACACCCAGGCCGCCCCGGCTGCGGTCTGGACCATCACCCACAACCAGGCCTGTTGCCCGGCCAGCGTGTGGATCGAGGACCAGAGCGGCGCGCCGCTGCTCGGGGCTGACATCGACTGCAACGCGGCGACGCCCAACCAGGTCACCATCACGTTCGGGACCCCGTACGCGGGTACCGCCACCTTGAAGTTCTGACCCGATTGTCCTTACGTACCAACACTCTTCGAGGAGTCGGCGATGCCAGCGCCCAAGTTCACCAATCATCTGGACCTTGACGGCCACCAGCTCAAGAACGCCCTGATCGACAGGGTGGACACACTGCCGCCCGCGACGGCGGCGAACGCCGGGCGTGTCGTCTACCTGACCACCAGCAACAAGTTCCTGTTCTCCACCGGCCTGACGTGGGAAGAGATCACGTCTGCGGTCCCGGCGCGCCAGGTGCGGCTGGCGTCCACCGCCAACGTCGCAATCGCCGCGCTCGCGCCCGGCGTGCAGATCGACGGCGTGGCCGTCGCGTTGAACGACCGCGTCCTGTTGAAGGACCAGGCCGCCCCGGCGGAGAACGGCGTCTACGTCGTCAACGCCGCCGCCCCGGCCACCCGCGCGACGGACGCGGACAGCGCTGCCGAGTTGCCGCGCGGCTCGATCGTCGCCGTGTCGGCCGGTACCGCCAACGCCGGTAAGTCCTATGCGAACAACGCCACGGCCAACTACGTGTTCGGCGTCGATCCCATGCCGTGGATCGACGCCCCCACCGGAGGCACCGCCTACACGGGCGGGCCAGGTATCGAGATCACCGGAACGGTCATCTCCCGCGACCGGTACGTGGCCGACGTCCCCGTGCCCGGCGGTGGCGCTACGTCGGTGACGATCACGCACGGTCTCGGCTACCGCAAGCCCCCCGTGGAGGTGTGGTTCAAGGCCGACAACTCCCGCGCGGAGGGGGTGTACGTGCAGGACATCGACGACAACAACGTGCTGCTGGACTTCGCCACGGCGCCGACCGCCGGTGAGTACGAAGTCGTGATCGGCTGATCCGGCGATGGCGCAACGAAACCGTGATCGGCTGACGGAAGGCACGAGGCGATGACAGGCCGCGTTCGTTACGTCGGTCGCGTCGGCCAGCTCGGCGGCGCGGCCCCGTCTCTCGGGGACAAGATCCGATGGGACGGAACCGAATGGGTCCCTGAACGCACCATCGACAACGATGAGGCGATCTACGGCGACGTCATGACGGCGTTCTCCCGGCGCCACATCAACGGCGCCGGGAGTCTCCCGGAGGACAGCACCACCGTACTGACGACGGCGGCCGAGAAGTCGTTTCAGGCCACCAGGCTGCGGTTGGCGCTGTTCGGCGTGGCGTCGGGGACGGCCAACTGGCAGGCGTCCATTCGGGACGCCACCAACCCCAACTCTCACGTGCTGCTCTCCGATGTGACGGTGACGCCTGCCGATCTCACCGGTTCCACTGGGGACGCGTTGCGGGACTTGCCGCTGGCGCAACCGATCGACGTTGTGGCCGGGCGCCGCTACTCGCTGGTGCTGCACTTCCCCGACCTCGCGTTTACCGGCGAACCTGCGTTCGGCACCCAGTCTCTGCACGACCCGAATTTCGTGAACCGCCCGCTCGGTGTCCCCATCAACGTGATCAAGATGGGTGCGGGAGCGCCCGGCGCGGGGCCACTCGCCATTGATGGCACCTGGAACCGGGTAGGCAGCATGGTGTGGTGGGCACTGCGATGACAGGGCCCATTCCTCCTACGCCGATGGCGGATTCCCTTGTGGCGCCGCTGGTGCTGATGCTGCGGGACTGCCTGGCCTACGAGGTCGCCCGAGGTCTGGGCGGGCCCGTGTGCCGTCCCTACGTGTGGTGGGGGCCAACGGCGCCGGTGATGGACGGCTGTCACTGCGACTGCGACAGCCCCGACGGGCGGCCGGGCAACGGGGACGCGTGGGTGAGGTGGGTCGAGCTGACCCCCGACCCCGGCAACGGGTACGTGGAGGGCCGGAGCCGGATGGCCGCAGGGTGTGAGCCGGGCCTGATCGCGTCCATCGCGATGGGTACCTACCGGTGCTCCCCTGTCCCGGCCGATCCGCGCGAGGGGCCGCTACCGGCCGACACCGAGACCACGTCGTCTCTGCTCAAGCACGCGGATTTGATGGCCATCCTGCGGGTGAACAAGTGCTGTCCGATGTGGAAGGACGACACCATGCAGATCGGTAGCCCGACGTTCCAGCGGGCCGCGCCGATCCGGCAAGCCGACTGCGCCGGGGTCGAGGCCATCATCCGGGTGCCGCTGCTCGGTGTGGTCCGCTGCGATCCGCTTACGCCCGCAGCGTGATGCGTCGTGACGGTCCGGGTCAACGTCAACACCGCCGCGATCGAGGCCCTGTTCCTGTCCCCGACGGGGCCGGTGTTCCGGCACGTCGCGGAGGTCACGGAGCGCGTGCGGAACGCGGCGGTTCGCAGGGCGCCGCGCGACACGGGGGCGTTGGCCACGTCGATCGAGGCGACCGTGGCGGTGTACGGCCAGACGATCGTCGGGCGGGTGGGGTCGCGGTTGGAGTACGCGGCCTATCAGCACGAGGGCACCGGCATTTTCGGGCCCCGGCACGAGGTGATCCGGCCGGTGTCGGCGAAGGCGCTGAAGTTCAAGCCGGGGCGCCCGATCGGGCCTTCCCGGCGCGGCGGGCGGGGCAGCAGTCCGGAGCGGCGCGGCGGCTACGTGTTCGCCAAGTTCGTGAAGGGCACCCCGCCGAATCCCTTCCTGGTCGACGCGCTGGAGGAAGTGCTGCCCGGCCGCGTTCGCCGCAGAACCTGACACGCCCCTGACCACGTCGTGTCCGCTTTCTGTCCAGTTTGCCCCCCCAGGTGTCCGTTGAAAGGAACGGTGAGCAAGAGATGGCGCTGTTGTTCAGGAAGAGCAACGCCGGTTCGGCCACGTCGCTGATCGGCGTGTTCGTACTGACGTCGCTGGAGTTGCTGGAGTCGTTCGGTCTCAGGGTCAGCTCGGAGCAGGTGCACGCGATCGACTCATGGATCGCGGTCACGCTGCTGCTGCTGTCGGCGTGGGTGTCGTGGCGCAAGAAGGGCGGCGATCTGCCCGAGCCGGACCCCGACGCGCCGCCGCTGTTCCCCTCGGGCCCGCGCGGTCCGGATGCCCCGGACGGCCGCCGCAACTAGGCTGAATGGGTGACCCAAGACACCCAGGAAGAGGCCCCGGCCGACGAGCTGCCCGCCAACGTGGCTCCGGCCGAGGAGCCGGTGGCGGATTTCGACTCCGGGGACGTGGAGACGCCCGCCGACATCACCGCCACGGTGAAGCTCGGCGGGCGGATCTTCACCATGACGTGCCCGAAAGATGTGTTCTGGGAAAACGCGGCGTTGCTTCAAGCGCGTGCGGAGGCGGCCGAGGACGCCCGCGCGGAGCTGGACGGCGCTAACGCGCACCTGATCGCGGCACCCCGTAAGCGGGATCTCCAGGCGGTCATCGACAAGGCGCCGCCGGTCGACGAGCTGCGCGACACGTTGATCCAATTTGTCTTCATGTGTCTGTCCGATGAGGACGAGAACACCGTACGGGCGATGTGGCAGACCGCCAAGAAGGGCGGCGTCACGTCGAACGCGCTGTACCTCACGGCCGTGTTCCTGGTGCGTCGGTTCGAGGAGGAGCACACCAAGCGCGCCAAGAACCTCGGGCTGGAGATGCGCAAGCGGTTCGGGGTGGCGCCCTCGCGCGAGGAACGCCGCGCGGCGCGTACGTAGCCCGTGGGGGCGTTGTGGCCGGGCGGACCCGTGGAGCTGCCCGCCCCCTTCCGCCTGGACGGTGACACCTACGCGCTCGACGCCGTGCCGACGATGGACCTGCTGTTCTGGTTGGCGGCCGACGCGTGGGAAATGCTCGTGCCCTGGTGCCTCGTGCCGGAGTCGCGGGAGCGGATGGTGCGCCGCATCAGCGACCCCGACGACCCGTTTTCCTACGCGCACCGGTGGATGATCTCCTCCCGGATGTTCGGTCTGCTGGCGGGGACGGCGTCGGAGGAGGCCGGGGACGGGTATTTCCCGGCGCACCGGATCGCGCAGGCGCTGCTGGGGTCGTGGCTGGTGTTCGAGGGCTGGTGTGTGCGGCACCAGTTCCGGCCGGAGCGGGAGCCGCTGCACCGCGTGATCGCGGCCGGGCTCGGGGTGATCCTGGAGGCGTGCAAGGACGAGAACGAGCTGACGCTCAACCGCGCCAAAATCTGGGCCCCGGCGCCGCGCCAGATCGCGCAGCGCTCCAGCGGGGAGCGGGAGCGGCGGGAGGCGGCGCTGGCGGCGGCCGTGCTCGCGGAGATGGGCGAGGACGACGAGTACTGACAGCGACGCGCGGCGCTGTCAGCAGAACACCCGCATGCTCTCCGCCGGGGTGAAACGGGCGTCACGTCCCGGCGGAACAGCCGGGTTGATCGTAAGCTAGCTGGTAAGACGCCGCTGGTTCGTGGGCCGGGCACTCGGAGGATCAACCCCGTTGGGGGTTCCGGGTGAGTACCCCGTTCGCGGATGCCTCTGTTGAGGTCAAGGCCGAATTCGACCCGACCATCCCGGCGCAGGCGCGCCGTGAGGGTGAGCGGGCCGGTAAGGCGTACGAACAGGGTCTTCAGCGTGGTGTCGCGGATGCCGGTTCTCGGGTAACGCGTGACATCAACGGGCGTCTGCGCGATGAGCGCGGCAAGTTCGTTTCCGAGGGTGACGGGGCCGGGGGCAGCTTCGGTCAGGGGTTCCAGCGCGGGCTGCGCCGGTCGCTGTCGTCGGGGGCGCTGAGAGGCATTTTCCGGGGCTCGATCATCGCCCTGGGTGTCAGCCTGCTGGGTGCCGCCGCTGCGGCGGCGGCGGCCAACGTGGTGCAGCTGACGGCGGCGCTGGTGCCGCTGTCCGGGCTGCTACTCCTGCTGCCCGCTGCGGGGGCGGTGGCGGCGGCGGCTATCACCACCCTGCTGGTGGCGTTCTCGGGCGTCGGTGACGCGCTGGGGGCCGCGCTTGAGGGTGACCTGGAGGCGTTCAACAAGGCGCTGGAGCGGCTGAGTCCGAACGCGCGGGTGGTGGCGCGGGACTTCCTGGCGATCGTGCCGTCTCTGCGGGCGATCAAGACACAGGTTCAAGACGCGTTCTTTGGGCCGTTGCAGGGGCAGCTCCAGCAGGTGGCGCGGACCCTGGAGGGGCCGCTGCGTAACGGCCTGTCGGGAATCGCGGCCGAGTTCGGCAACGGGGCGCGCGGGCTGGCGCAGTTCGCCCGTGAGGCCGCCACGGTGCAGGTGCTCGGGCAGGTGTTCGCGGCCACCCGGCAGTCGGTGGCGGCGTTCAACCCGGCGCTGGCGGCGCTGTCGGCCGGGTTCCGTGACGTCATCGGCGCCATCGTGCCGATCTTCGTTCAGATCAACGCGTCGATCGCGCGTTCGATTGTCGCGTTTGGACAGTGGCTGTCGCAGATTTCCGCGTCGGGGCAAGCTTTTGCGTGGGTGCAGCAGGCGCTGGTGACGCTGCGGCAGTTCGGTGACCTGTTCCTGCAAATCGGCGGGATCATCGGGGCGGTGCTCGGCTCGGCGCAGGCGTCGGGGCAGGGGCTGCTGGTCACGCTCACCGAGTTGCTGCGCGGTGTCAACGCTTTCCTGTCGTCGGCCGAGGGGCAGACGGCGCTGACCAGCGCGTTCACGTTGCTGGCGCAGATCGGCGCGGGGCTCGGGCCGGTGATCACGACCCTCATCCGGGAACTGTCTAGTTTGTTTCCGATTCTGGGGCGGATCGTCGAGTTCCTCGGGCCGACGTTGCAGACGGCGCTGTCGGGCCTGGGTGCCGGGCTGCGGGCGCTCGGCGACGGCGGCCTGGTCGTGTTCTTCGAGCGGCTACAGCAGGCGATTTCGATCCTGGCGCCCTCCCTGATCCCGGTCGGTGCGGCCCTCGGTGCGCTGTTCGCCGGGATCGCGCCGTTGCTTCCCGCCGTGACGCAGGTCGTGGCGGTGATCCTTCAGCTGGCGGCGGCGCTGATCCAGCAGCTGCTGCCCGTGTTGCAGCCGGTGATCGACGCCCTGGCCAACCAGCTGCTGACCGTGCTGCCGCAGATCACGCCGTCGCTGCTGGAGCTGGTCGTGGCGGTCGGTCAGCTGGTGCAGCTGCTGATCCCCGTTTTGGTTCCGCTGCTCCAGTTCGTCGTGTTCCTGGAGCGGATGGTGGTCGCGGAGGCGGTCATTCCCGCGCTGAACGCGTTCGCCACGGCGATCCGGTTCATCAACTCGATGATCACCGGCGCCGTGTCCGGCGTCGGCGAATTCGTCGGCTGGCTAGGTGAGCTGGCCTCCGCCGCCGGGTCCGGGCTCACCACCGCCCTGTCCGCCGTCGGCGACTTCTTCGCCTCCATCGGCTCCAGCATCTCGGGCGGTTTCACCTCCGCCCTAGCCACAGTCGGCGACTTCTTTGTCAACCTGGGTACCGCTTTTCTCGCGCTGCCGGGGCTGATCGGCCGGGGCCTGGCGGCGCTGCCGGGGCTGCTCGCGGCCGGGTTCAAGGCGGCGTTCGACGGCGTGCTGTTCGTCATCGGCGCCGGAATCGGCCTGATCCTGTTTGCCATCCTGGAGTTGCCGGGCCTGATCGGTGACGGGCTGTCTGCGCTCGGCGACATCCTGGCGTCGGCGTTCGACGCCGCCGTGGCGTTCGGCGCGGAAGCGCTGCGCGCCGGGCTGGCCGTCATCGTGTTTGTCTTCACCGATCTGCCGGTGCTGATTGGCCAGGCGCTGGCGAACCTGGGTTCGGCCATCGGCGACGCCTTCAACACCGCCGTGTCCGCCGCGACGTCCTTTGTGGTCTCGGGCATCGCCAGCCTGGTTGCCTTGTGGGATTCCCTGCCGGGCCGGATCGGTGCGGGGCTGGCCGCGCTGGCTGTGATCATCGGCGGCGCGTTCATCTCCGCCCGCGACGCCGCCGTGCGCATCGCGGTCGACCTGGCGAACACCGTCGTCACGTTCATCAGCTCGATCCCGAGCCGGATCGGATCGCTGGCCGGTCAGATGTTCTCCGCCGGGCAGAGCTTGATCAACAGCTTGTTCAACGGGCTGAAGGCGGTCGGCGGGTTCGCGAGTGACATCGCCTCGCGCGTGGTGGCCGGAATCCGGGGCGCGCTGAACTCCGTCATCGACGGTCTGAACTCCGGCATCCGGGGCGTCTGGCCGGGCGCTTTCGGTTCCCCGCCACAGATCCCGCGCTTGGCGCGCGGCGCGATCATCGACCGGGAAACCCTCGCGATCATCGGCGAGGCTGGACGTGAGGTCGTCATCCCTCTGACCAAGCCCGATCGGGCCGTCGAGCTGGCCCGTCAGTCCGGCCTCGTCGATCTGCTCACGCAGCGCGGCGTGCTCAACGCGCCCACCAAGGCCGGGCCGTCCAAGACGGTGCACGTGTCCGCGCCCATCACCGTCAACACCCAGGTACGCAACCCGGAGCTGGTCGCGCTACGCGCCGCCGATCACGTGTTCGCGTTGGCGCAGGCATAGGAGGCGGGGCGCGATGCCTTACGAGGGCTGGGTTTCCTACGCCGGAACCGAGTTGGTCAACACGTCGAGGACGGCTGTCTACTCCGGTGTGGCCGGTGCCGGGTGCGCGTGCCCTGCGCTCGGTGAGGGGCTGCGCGACGCCCCGTACACCACTCCGGAGCTGGATAAAGCACCGTGGTTCGACCCGTCCGTGGTCGAGTCGGGGCGCTTCTTCGGGCTGGTAGGGCTCGGCATCCGGGGCGCGGACACCGGCACCCTGGAATACCAGTGGACGGAACTCCTTTCGGACGGCGGCGTTCCCGGCGCGGGGCGGCGGGGCTCGAAAGAGATCGAGGTCCGGGCGCTGGCGGCGGCGGCCGATGGCGCCGCCATGTCCTACGGCATGGGCTGGCTCGCGTCGGCGTTGCGCGGGTCGACGTGCCGTGACGCCTGTTTCGGCGACGACCTCTGTCTGCTCGCTGCGTGCCCGCAACCGGCCGGGTCCTATGACCTGGAGTGGCAGCCCGAGGCCGGTTCGCAGTACGCGCCCGGTGTGGACCGGCTGATGCGGACCGCGCACAACGTCACACTGCTGGAGGGCCCGGAGGTCACCAACAGGTATTTCCTTGGCGGGCAGGTGATTCACGAGCTGCGGTTCACGCTGCGGGCGGGCGTGCCGTACTGGTACCGGCAGACCCTGCCGGTAGCCAAGGTGTTTGCGACGCAGCAGCCCGGCGAAGTCGGCGTGTACCGGGACGAACTGCCCAACTACGACCCGTGGGGGTGGCAAGCGAACTGCCCGGCCGGGGTGACCTGTTTGGACGATGATCCGTTCTGCGTCAACCCGCCGGTTCCCCCGGCGGCCGTGGTGTCGCCGCCGGACCCGTGTTTCCCCAACGATCCGAGAAACAACCCGCCAGCCAACCCGAACGCGCACAAGTTCAACGCCTCCCGGATCGTGTTCTCGGTGCCGCGCGGGGTGGGCACGACGTGGGGTGAAAAGGTGCCCGTCTTGCAGCTGTTCACTGGGTCGCTTCCCTGGCACCGCACCATAATCCGGTTCTACGACAACCCCGCAGGACAGGCATGCGGAGGCAACCTGAACCCGTGTGATGCGTGCGCGGAGATCAACGTGCCGTACCTGCCGCGCTCGACGGTGTTCACATTGGACGGACGCGTGCAGCGCGCCTATGCAGACTGCCCTGGTACGGGGCCGCTGGTCGAGCCGAGGATCTACGGGCCCGCTGGCGGACCGTTCTCGTACCCGACGTTCGAGTGCTCCAGCGGCCTGTGTGTCGAGGTGCTGGTGAGCCGGGACTGGTTGGCGTTCGACGGTTGGTTCGACATGTCAATGGCGACCCGTGAGGACGCGATCTGATGCCGGTCTACACACTGGGGTGCGCATCCGTCTACGACGTGGAAGTCCGATATCAGGGCGGCGGTCACTTGTGGACGAAGGTCCAGGGACTGACCGGGCTGAAGTGGGGCCGCAAGCTCGATGACTTCTCGGAGGCGTCGATCACCGTCACCAAGTCGAGGGCGGGGGCGGACTGCTGCGGCAAGCTCGGCGACACCCACGTCTGGGGGCACGAGCTGCGGATCGTCCGCGACCGAAAGACGGTGTGGGCGGGGCCCATCACGCGCATCCGGGAGAACCGCACGAAGCTGACGTTCGAGGCGCGGGACATGCTGTTCTGGTTGTGGCGCAGGGCCTTGTACCAAGGCCCCGGCGGCGGGACCAACTTCCACTACTGGCAGCCCGCCGATACCGGCGCGATCATCCGCGACATGATCACCAAGGCGTTCCCGAAATCCGCTCCGGATTGGGACCCTGGCCTGATCGACTACGCAGTTCTGGAGGACTCCGGCACTCTGTCCACAACGGACCTTTTGTGGCAGTACACCCAACCGGTCGGCGAAGTGGTCAAGGACCTGATCAGCGCCGGTGTCGACCTGTACACCGTCGGCCGACACATCTACTCCGTGTCGGACACGAAGGCAGGGGATGCGGCCCCGCACCGGTTGCGTGAAGCGGACTTCCTCACCGAATTGGAAGTCGTCGAGAACGGCTTGGACGCCAACACCCATGTTTTCGTGGTCGGCGGGCAGCCGGTCGACGGCGCCGGAAACCCGATCCAGAACGTCTCCCCGGTGGTCGGCGGCGCCGGGGACGTCGACCCGTTCTACGGCCTCGTGACGACGTTCAGCGAGTCGAACAACGTGGTGCGCCAGGACGTCGCCGATGGCATCGCACAGGCGCGCCTGGCCTACGGCAACCCGCCGCCGGTCGACATCATCGTCCCGTCCGGTGCGCAGCTGTCGCCGCAGGCGCCCGTCGACATAGGCCAACTCGTCCCCGGCGCGGTGTTCCAGGTCGACCTCGATTCCTACTGCCGCCGGGTTTCCCAACCGTTCCGCTTGAACGAACTCACCGTCACGTGGAACGACGACGACGTGGAGAAGGTCGCCGTGTCGCTGGCCAGCAACGGCCCCGCAACCCAGGGAGCAGCCGCGTGAAGCACAGAGGACCAGGCGCGTCACTGTCCCCCGCGCGGGAGGCCGCGCTGGCGACCTCCCGCGCGGCCGGGCGCCCCCGCCCCGCCACCCCCCGCGCCGGGGCGCAGGGCGTGCAGGTCGGGGACTGGTTGTTGCACCAGGACCCGGTCACCGGAGGGCTCGCGGCACTGCACGGACCGACCGGCCACATACAGGTGCTGTTGCTTCCGCCGGAGCCGGAACCGTTGCCAGACAAGGGAAGGTGGTAGTCCGATGCCCAAGTGTGGTTGTGGAGACGTCTGTACCTGCCGCGTGCAGGGCGGCCTGGGTATCACCGTGCCCGGCACCGGCAACGAGGACAACCCGTACATCGCCAACATCGACGGCGCAGCGGTCAGCGGGCCAGGGATCGGCTGGTCTGCCAACAAATTCACCGTCCGGATCACGCCGGGCGGGGGCCTGGAGTTCGACGCGGCCGGGAACCTCAAGACCACCGGCGGCGGCGGGGGCGGCGGCGTGACGTACCCGGCCACGGTCGCCGCGCTGGAGGCGTCCACCTCGGAGATCATCGGCGGTTCTCTCGGCGCCGGTTTCTACGCCAAGCCCGAAGGGCTTCTCAGCTCATTCCGGCACGGCATGAGCGTCGGCCTGGACATGATGTCAGTGGGCGTCCGGTTTCTTCGCGACGGAACGCCCGTCGTGCATCTTTACGAGAACTTGGACCAGAACGGCCTCCCCGGTGACCAGGTCCAGAATCAGGACCTTAACCGGTGGCAAAGCACGCTCGTCTCGAAAGCGGGCTGGGCCATGTTCTACGATCAGGAGCTTTTCGGTAACCCGCCAAGTAATGGCAGCACGCTTGGATGGTTCGGATATTACGAGCCGGGTCAGTACGGTCTCACGACACTGGAGGAGGTGCTGCGGGAGTTCGGGGGCAAGGTCGTTTTGAACTTGCACCTTCTGTTCCCTCTCCTCAACGCGCAGGGAGAGTTTGTCGCGCCCACTCCGTCCTGGCGCACGGATCTCTTCCTGGGGCGCGTGCGGGATATGATCGAGCGTTTTGCGTTGCAGAACAGTGTGATCGTTTCGGCTTACGCGCTGTCCATTCCTTCCGGCGTGCAGCCGCCGCGCATCAATGTGCTGGACTGGTTCGCCTCCGCCGGTATCCGGGTGGGCGCGCAGCTGGACACTCCCGGCGACCTCACCACGGTTCCGGCGGCCAACTACCCGGCCACCTGGACGTGGGTGTTCATGTCGGCCAGCCTGACCAAGGCGCAGATCCAGCCCTATGTGAACAAGCCGCTGCACGTCATTATCTACGGCGTGTCACGTCGGTATCTGCGGGATACGCTCGTGCGCCTGCCGAATGGTGCCGGGGCCAAGGGTGTACTGAGTGCCGATCCGGAATACTACGGCGCGAAGTTTGGCGAACGACACCGTGACACGGTACCGCGTTTCGTTTACCAGACGGTCAAGCCCGGATATCTTCCGCCCAATGGCGGCGACAACATCGCGTATGTGGGGTCCACGGCGCGCGGTAGTTACCGGCTGGGACTCAACCGGATTTACCTGGACCGCAACATTCCCGCTCCGCTGAATCCGGACCAGCAGACAAAATGGGTGACGTTCGGTTCGTTCATTCCCAATCCTGCGCCGACCAGCTTCGCGATCGACTTTGGTATCGGGATGGACGGGGTGCAGCCGACCGGCGGCTATCGGTGGGTGACGTTCGGGTTCGGAATGCTTACCGATCACGCTTTCCGGGATCGCTGGCAGCCGAACGGGCAGCCCGCTTTTGCGCCGGACCCGGTCAACTGGCCGCTGGATTCCGGGTATGCGTTCTTGATTGACACCAACGGTTTCGTCTTCTTGCAGGGCTGGCAGCAGGGTTCACGGACGGAAATGTTTCCCGGCGCATTGCCCCCGGCAGTTCGGGCGATCAACCAGAACGTTCCGGTGTATTTCCGAATCGGTGTCAACCAGAACGGAATTCGCCTATCGGATTCGTCGTACAACGCGGGCACCAACACCTATACCCAGGGCGCCCTGATCGCGGACATCAAGACTGACCTGGCCAAAGCGTACCGTGGATTGTATTTCTTCATCGGCCGTCACAAGACCGACCCGGCCCACAACAACGGTAGTGGCGATTGGTGGGGGTTCATCGACAACCCGCAGCTGGTCCTGAACGGTGCTGCGCCCATCGGGCCTCCGGCATAACCACGAAAGGGGAACGATCATGCCTAGCCCGTGCGATACCGGCGAATGGCCGACGTGTGTGCCCGGCAACCTGGTCGAGATCGTCCTGTCTGACTTCCCGGCCGGATGGGTCGACGGGAACGACCTGGCGCCACCGGGCTCGACGAACCTGGGGCACTCGCTGCTGTGGGCCTTCTACGGGCACGCGCCGAACCTGGCGGTGCCGATGCCCGGTGGCTGGCACGAGGAGGTCGCGGTGGGCAGCACGTACGTACAGGCCCGGCCCCCTGACCCGGACACGGGGGCGAACCCCCACCTGTGGTGGCTGGTGGTGTGCGACGTTGCCGGGTACGGCGTGGCTATGAACTACCCCCGGCCGCCGGGTGAGCTGGCCGCGTTGTGGACGGGGAGCCTGACGACGATTCCGCTGCTCGGCGGCGGCACATGCAAGTCGACTGTGGTCGGCCCGTACGCGGCGGCGGAGGCGCCTTTGCACGAGCCGGGGAAGATGTTGTGATCACGCCATCGGGCGACCACCCCCCGCCGCACCCGGCGGGGGGGCCGGGAGCGTCTTAGGGTCCGTGGCCATGACCACTACGGAGCCGACGTCAGTGCGGATCACCGAGGACGAGATCGACCGGCGCATGGGCTACCACCGGCCAAGCGGCGGCCAGCACGTCCTGTACGACGAGATCCGCGCCGCCTACATCGGCGCCGCCAAGACCCTGATCCGGCTGTGTCCGCAGGACACCCCGCAGCGGCTGGCCGACGTGGCGCGGGCGGTCAACTCGATCACCGAGGCGATGCGCGCGGCGGTGTCCGTGGTGGCGTGCAACGGCATCGGGGCCGAGGACACCCGCGCCTACTGCGACGAGGAAGCCCCGCCCCCGGCGGTGGCGCTGGCATCGGACGACGTGCGAGAGTGGTTGACGCAAACGGCGGTGCTGCTGAACGCGCCGGTGGTCGTCGTCGTATCCACCCGGCCGGGCACCGACGATCTGATCGGGACGCTGCTCAAGCAGGTCGGACGGGCCGAGTGACCGCCGACGCGCCGCCGGAGGCGCTGCCGGGAAGCGACCCGTTCCAGCTGCTGCCGCACGGTCTGCCCGATCACGTGCAGACCGTGATCATGCTGTGCTATCAGCTCGACGCACACGACCGGGCGGTACTGCCGTGGGGGCAGCTGCCCCCGGCGGTGTGGCGGCTGACACGGGAGGACCCGGAGGTCCGCGACCCCGAGACCGATGTGGACGACGGCCCGGAGCCCTCGCCGTTGATGCACCTTCACCGCACCGCGCTGGAGCCGGGCGACACGGCGACGCCGGAGCTGATGGCGCAGCGGGTCCTGACCAACCACGCAGACCCGCCGCTGCCAGGTGAGCACATGGGGGTGATCGTGTCCGTGGAGCAGCCCGGTGACCCGGTCACGCGGCGGACCGTGGGCGCGCTGTCGGACGGGTACGTGGTCGAGGTGTCGCGGGACTCGTGCAAGGACGAGATGGAACTGGCGCTGTTCCAGCCGGACGGGCCGGGGCCGTCGCACGAGCACACCGGCCGCGTGGTGGTCCTGAACGGGCTTCTGACGGCCGGAATCAGCCTGGCGCCGGTGGGTTCCCCGCAGGAGTAGGGATCGGCTCCCACAGGTCGTCACAGCGCTCGTAGTAGCCGTGCCGTTCGGGGTGAGCAGGGTCGCCGCCGAGGTCGAGCACGGCGCCGTCGGGTGCGTCGAGGTAGGAATGGGTGACCGGGAACGGCTCCCGGTCATCCCACCTGGCCGTCACTCGCCAGCCGCCTTACGGCGGACCGCCTCCGCGACGATCACGACGAACTCCCCCACCATCACCGTCTGGTCGTGGTGCTTGGCCGTGCTGGTGAGGTCGTAGGCGCGGCGGTAGTCCCCGGCGGCGAGGGCACGCCACACGTTCGCGGTGACGACCGACAGGCTGGCCAGCCGCTGATCGGACACCTGCGTGATTTTCAGGTAGTGCGTGTCGGCGGTCAGCGGTTCGGTCTGGTGGCAGAGGTAGGCGTGGCCGATCGTGGCGAGGTGCGTGGTCAGCATCGGGTCGCACGCGATCGTGTTGACGTAGTAGTGCTCACAGTCCACGCATCCCTCGCGCGCGGCCCCGAGCACCGAGCGCAGCATGGCCGGGTCCGATGTGCCCGGCTGGCCGTAGCGGGTGTTGTCCAGCTGCGGCAGGACCGGGCCGAGGTGGTTGTGTTCGCGGGCCGTGCCGGTGAGTCGCTGGGCGAGATGCACCCCGACTGCCAGGCCGTCGATGGAATCGCTGACGGTGTCGCGCCGCTGCTGCCAGGTGGTGGCCTCGATCGCGGCGGTGACACCGTCCAACCGGTTCCGGTTCATCATCCGCAGCACGCCCATCGTGAACGGCGTGAACGGCGCATCGGGGTTGTTGATGTCGAGCACCGACGCGGGCAGCACCTCGGGAATCTGGAACCCGTGTTTGCGCTGGTTGTACTGGTACACCTCCAGCATGCCCCGCCAACCGAGGCCGATGATCCGGCACGCCAGCGGCGGATCGTTCGCGATCGTGTCCAACTCCTTGTCCTCACAAGGCTTACAGCCATCGACAATGGCGGCTAGCAGCCGGTCCGCCGGGCTCTGGTCCACCGGCCCGGTCTCGGGGAACGCCCCTCCCAGTGGTGGCATCTCGACCAGCAGGGGGTGGTCATGATCAGTCACGACTACTTCTTCTCCTTGAACAGCGCGGCGACCAGGGCTGTGCAGCACGCGCTGCACAGCAGCCCGGCGGGCAGGTTGACGCGGTTGGCCTTCACCGCCAACTCGCAATAGGTCCGGTCGCTCGGGGGAATGTCGTCGCCGCGCCGGACCGGGATGACGACGTGAACGGTGGTGACGCCGTCAATGTCGTTGCGGCTGGTGGAAAACCGGTAACAGCCAAGGATGTTCAGCAATTCCTTGCGGTACGCCCTGTCGTCGGCCTCCCGGCGTTCGCGTTCCTCCTCCAGGGCCGTGTTCTTCTTGACCTCCTCCACGATCTGCGAGGCGGTCATGACGTCGTTACCGAACTTGATCATGCGCGTGCACAGTTCACGGGGGACGCGCAGGGCGCGGGCGTAGGTGAGGAGCCGTTCCACTTCGGTGACGGGCTCGTGTGCGGTGGTGGTGTCGGTCATGGCTAGTCCATACCTGCCTTGCCGCCGCTGGCGATGATGGTCTCTGGGCCCGCGTCGGCCGGGGTGCGGCCGTCGCGGATGGTGGCGCGGTCGGCGGCGGTGAGCACGCCCCCAGTCGCGGGCGGCGCGGCCGGGGACGTGGGGGCGTAGCGCAGCAGGGCGGTGATCCGTTGCAGCAGGCTCTCCGGGATCAGCCCGGCGACCTCGTGCACGGCGTACACCTGCGCGAGGAGTTCGCGGGCGGCGGCGTTCTCGCGCTCCAGCCTGTCCGCGTGGTCCTCGGTGTCGCGCTGCTCGTGGTGCGCGGTCGCCAGCCGCGCCTCCAGGTCGGCGGCGTTCTCCCGGCGCTTGGCGCCAGGACCGACGCGTTTGATCAGGTCGAACAGGCCGGTGCCGACGCTGCCCACGGCCATGATCAGGGCCAGGACGATCAACACGAACGCACTGACCCCCCAGGGCTGGCCGGTGCGGATCGCGTGCGCGAACGCCTCGATGATGTCACTCATTGTGGTGGTTCTTTCGGTTGCGGCGGAAAGGGTTCCGGGGGTGCGGTCCCGGTCCGTGTCCTGTGTGGACGAGCACACGAGGCTGACCGTGGACAACACGGCCAGCACGAGGGCGGCCACACCGATGTTCAGGTCGGTGAACGCCCCCGGCGCCGCCGGGGCGCGCCGGGAGATGACCGGCCAGTGCCGGAGCACCACCACCAGCACGATCGTCGCGCACAGCATGACGACCATCAGCAGCAGTGACACCGGCACGGACATACGAGGCGTCACCGGGCAGGCACCTGGTCGCGGGTCACGGGATTGATGTCGGTCTGTCGGATCACGTCGGCCAGTTTGTCGATCTCCGCGCCATCGCGCAGTTCGAGCGACACGAGGTGGACGAGATTTCCGCCGAGTTCCATGCTGCGCGGGTTGAGCGTCCGGCTGACGTCGAGACCGGCGGCGGTGAGCAAGCCTCGCAGCAGGTCCAGAGCGGGGCCGTGAGCGGCCTCGATCGCGTCCTGTTCGGCCTGCCGGGCGGCCTTGCGACCGGCGCGGCGGGTGACTTCCGCCAGCTTCGTCAGGTGGAGCATGTGCCGCACGGCGGCCGGGGTGGCGATCCAATGAATGTGCAGCGGGCGCGGGGCGTAGGAGTCGGGGTCAGTGTTGGTGTAGGCAGTGCCGTCGCTGTCCAGGGCAAGCGCGTCGATCACGGATCGGTGGTAGTCGGGCACGCGCAGGACGTCGAGCTGGTAGCGGTCGCCGATGCTGGCGCCGCGCGTGGGGTTGGGATTCGGGATGTAGCGGCACGGGTTGCCGGGCCCGTGGAACACCAGCCACATCAGCGGCATGTCGTCGCCCACGGACGCCTCCCACAACCATTTGCGCGCGTTGGCCTTGGTGGTCACCACCTCACGCTGGAAGTACCGGCGGAACTCCTCGAACGGGGCGGCGTGGGTGTCGATGCTGCTGCCGTTGTCCTCGTGCCAGACGGTCAGAATCTCGATGATCTGGTCGTGGGTGGGGGCGATGCGGCGGCCCATGATCGGGTCCTCTCGTGGCGGTGGCGGTGGTTAGCGGACGGGCACGACGCGGGTTTCACGCTTGGTGGAGTCGAGCTGGTCCTTATGGGTCCAATAGGGCTTGACGAAGATCAGTTTCCGCAGGGACCAGCGGGTGCCGTAGGCCTGTTCCTTGAAGTGTCCGGCGCGCTGCATCGGTGGCTGGGTGCGGCCGGTGCCGCCGCGCCGGTACTCAGTTTCGGCGGTGGCGCGGGCGGCGCGCAGGTCGGCCCCGAGACGCCAGCCGACGTGGGCAATCGTCGTACGGGGCGCGGCGGGCGCGGCGGCGCGGGCGGGTTTGCGGTCCTTGCGGTTCCCGCGCTGTCCCTTGGGTTTCGGGGTGGTCTTGACCTTTGCCTCATACTCGTCGGAGACCAGGTAGAGCAGCACGGCCAGACCGATCCGCAGGACCGTCTCCACCCAGCTCTTGGTTTCGCGGACGGTGGCCGGGTCGCTGTTGTGGTTGACCTCCTCGGGATTGAAGGGGTCGACCTCCGCGCGGAACCCGTTCAGCACGTCGTGCACGGCGCGTTCGACGGTGAACCGTTCGGCCAGGGGCACGGACACGCGGGTCATGTCGACGTCGATCTGGTCGCCTTCGTCGTCGAGCACGCCGGTGAGGAACGTCATCCCGATGTGGGTCATGTCGTCGTCGTCGGTGCGGCAGTACTGGCGGTTGGGGTCCTTGTTGGCGCCGACGTGGCCGTAGAGGAAAACGCCGTACAGCTTGCCTTTCTGGCCGGTCTGGTCCAGCGTGACGTCAATCGGTTCGGGGAACACCACGAACGGGTTGCTGTGCGGCAGGTTGCGCAGCAGCACCCCGGAGACGGCGGAGCAGCCCGACCGGCGGATCACGTCCATGACGGTGGGGTCCATCGCATAGACGGTGCGGTGGTCGTCCCACATTTGGTAGGTGGCAACGTTCATCGCGTAGCCGTGGAGGACGTGGTGTGGGACGCCGAGGACGCCGTGAGCCTTCTTCTCGGGGTGGTACTTGGTGAGGCCCATCGCACAGTCGAACAGGCCGTACTGGCGCAGCGCGGCGCGTTCGTAGTCGAAGATGTCGCACGCCTTGGTGACGATGTTCATGGCGCTGGCCCCGAGGTGTGCGCGGGAGAGCACGGGGGCGTCGGTGAGGCCGGGCATAGCGGTCAGTCTCCGGGGTCAATGGGTGAGGCGGGGCCGCCGGGTGGCGGCCCCGCCTCGGGGGGTTAGAAGAGGGTGAGGTCCACCGCGCGGGCGGCGTGGGTGGCGACCTCTCCGGCCGGGCCGCCCCGCAGGGTGTTGACCAGGCTGGTGACGGCCGCGCGCTGTGCGCGGGTCTTGGCCTGGTTGCGGAGCTGGCGCAGGTCGGCCACCACCATGTCGTAGTGGGCGCGCAGCTCGACGACGCGGTCCAGGGCGGCGTAGAGGTCGCCGGGGGTCTCGTCGAGCCAGCCGGTGTTGATCGAGATCATCCACTCGGTGCCGTCTTCGCGGCCGATCTGGACCATGCCGATGGTCTCACCGGCGGCGTCGAGGACGTAGCCCTGGACGATCTGGAGTTCGCCGGAGCCGTTGTTGTTGCGGCCGTAGGTGGGGCGGATGGTGTGACCACCGACGACGATGGTGGTGGGGGTCTCGTTGTCGATGACGTTGGTGATCAGCATGTCGGGCTCCCATCCCGTGTGGGGCGGTGTGTTCCGCCCCGGTAACTAGAACACTACATGCCGCCGGTTTAGTCGTCAACTCTCTGGTCTGTGGTCTGCGACACACGGACCGGCATGAGCAAGGCGTCTTGCGCCGCGTCGCAGGTCAGCGGATCGACCGGGAGACCGGCGTGCCACGGCCTGCCGTCGGGGGTCGGGGCCAGGTACGTCAGCCGCAGGCGGCCCTGGGAGCTGGTCAGCACGAGGGCAATCCGCCACCGGTCGGACACGTAGTACAGCCCGAGGCGGCCGGGCTGCGGGTCGGCCAGGGGCGCGTACCCCGGCGGGGGCGCCGGGGTGCCGTTGGTGACGGCCGGGGCCTCGATCGGCGGGATGGCGCGGGTGGCCGCGCACAACAGCGCCAGCTCGAACGCGGGGATGTCGGCGGTCACCCGGCCATCCCCTCGGAGACGGCCAGCTGCACGGCGTGCCCGGCCACCAGGGCGGTGAACCGCGCCAGCACCTGCGCGTACTCGACGCCCTGCTGACTGCGCAGGATCGTCTGCTGGATCATGGACCAGGCCGCGACGGGATCGGGGGCCGCCGCCAGCACATCGGCGACGTTCACCCGCACCGTGGCGCACACCTCCTGATACCGCGACACGGACGGCGGAGCGGAGCCGGGGGGAAGGTGGTGCACGCGGATCATCGCGCACGCCAGCAGGGCCGCCAGCGACCCCGCTGCCACCTCCGGGTCGACGCGCAGGTGCAGCTGCATCATTGCGGCGGCGACGCGGTGCACGGCCTCCTCCGGCGGCGCACCAAGGCGGTGGATCGCGCCCAGCGCCTTGTCCAGCTCCGCGTTGGACATGTTCATGGCCTGGCGCGCGTCCATCGTGGTTGCGTGGTCCGGTGGGTTCGGGTGGGTCATGGCGTTTCTGGTCTCCTCACGACGAAAGCGGGGCCGGGCGCGTGGTGCGCCCGGCCCCGGCGGGGTCAGCGTCCGGCCAGCAGCGCGGGCAGGTTGGCGACGATGTAGCGGTGGAAGGCCACGGCCTCGTCGAGGTCGTGGAAGTACATGGCCACCTCGATGCCCGTGCGGGACCTCAGGGGCGTGCACCACCTGGTGGTCACGTACTCGACCTCCGCGACGGGCGTGGACAGGCCGGGGCCGGTGTAGTCGGTGATGACGGCCTGCGTGAACTCGGCGCCCCCCAGGTCCGGCTCCTCGAAGCGGACGACGGCGCCGTCGTCCGCGCCGGTCAGGCGCAGCACGGTGTTGGCGTCGGCCGTGTCGGGGTCGACGCGCAGCAGGTCCAGCGGGTACTCGCCGATGACGATGGTGGCGCCGATGTCGTTGACCTCGGTGTCGGGGTAGATCATCAGCTTGATCTCGTCGGTGTTGGCCATTTCAGGCTCCCATCCCGCGTGGCCGGTGGGTCCGGCCGAACACATGCAACCATACAGGCCGCTGGTGTAGATGTCAACTCAACGGGTGGTGAAGCCTCGCCCCCGTTTCACCGCGCTCCGCAGGAACCTGACCCACAAATCCCATTCCCAGTCCGGCACGTCGTGCCGGGCCAGCCCGGCGGCGCGGCCGGGGTGACGGCCGGGCGAGGTGTACCCCCGCGCGTACTGATGCAGGGAGGAGTTGATCTCATCCACGGTCACGATCCAGCCGTCTTGAGTCTGGCCGATCTTGTGCGCGCAGATCGGGCCGGGGCCGGGCGTCCACACCAGCATTTCGGCCCACGCGGCGGCGTAGCGCATGCACTCCCCCCGCAGCTCGACGTTGTCCTGCAACGCCTGCCACGCGGGCCGCAGCTGCTCCGCCTCCAGGCCGCCGTCTGCGGGCAGGGCCGCGCTCCACCCGAGCCCGAGCACGCGCATGGCGTGGCCGAACAAGAATTCCCCGCCGGTCAGCCGCCGAACCACGTTCGGGTCCGGACGCGGGTAGAGCGGCGCCGGTCCGGGGGTGAGCATCCCGAGGTCGGACATGATCCGCATCAACCTGGCCACGCGGCCGTCGGCGAACTCCAGCCGCCAGAACCGCGTCTCGTTGAGCAACGCGAACCGCAAGCTGGCCTCGTGGTCGAGCGTCTGCCACAGCGGTGACCCGGCCGGGTCGGGCCCGGTTCCCAGCGTCCCCGCCTGCTGGTCGGAGGGCAACGCGTTGCGTTCGGTCAGCACGTCGGCCAGCGCCTGCTCGGCGTCGGTGGCGGCGGCCAGCACCTCCGGAGCGGTGGGCGGCGTGCACCATTCGTAGACGAACATCTCGGGTCGCTGGTCCTTTCAGGTGGTGGCGGCGGCAACAGGGTGCTAGCCGTGGGCGGTGTGGCATGGCAGGCTTGCCGGGGAGGGTTCCGTGCCCGAGGACGGTCACCGGTTGATGCGGCGGTGGCCAGTTCCCGGCGGGGCCTGGCGGGGACGCCGGACGTGGTGGTCGAGCGTCCCCGCCCCCCTCGGGGGAGCGGCCTATGCCTCCGCCAGCAGCGGCATTTTCGCGATCTCCCGCATGCTCCACGCGACGATCATCGTCAGCGTGGCGTCGTGCCGGACCCATGTTGCCATGTGCTGCCAGTTCTTCAGGTTGGGCGCGTACTTGTAGGTGACGACCGTGGTTTCGAGGAACATGCCCATCCACTCGCCGCGCTGCCACGCGTCGAGGTCGGGCACTTCGCAGGCGATCGGGCCGGGGACGCGCATGTTGTGTTCGGGCCGGTCGAGCTGGTCGACCGACAGATCCCACAGCATCGGCGCCACGTCCCCGACCGGCTCGGTACGGATGACGAGGTGCCCCTGCCATCCCCGGCCGTTGCTGACGCCGTCGCGGCCGTCGGTGCGCTGCGCGGCCGGGGTGACCTCGTCCGTGCCGATGCACCCGGCGGCCCAGCCGGGAAGGTCCTCCGGCCGCACCCCGGCGTTCATCGCCTTGTGCCGATCATGCGTAAACGCCAGGATCTCCACCGGTTCCGGCACGGCCAGCACTCCGCACAGGTTCAGGATGTGCAGGCCGATCCGGGACGACGTGGTGCACGAGTCGCGGGTGAAGTGCTCCAGGATGCGCGGCCGGACGATCGCGCCGACCTCGTCCAGCCACTCCGTGGTCGGGACCCGGCGGGGTTGAGGCCGGTAAGCGTGCAACGGCATCGGGGGCCGGGGAACCTTCAGCGTGTACTCGCCGTCGCCGTCCCGCTCAAGCGGGCCGGTCAGCTCCAGGTCACACATCGGGTAGCGGCACACGAGATAGGTTCGCGTGCCGTGGCCCCGTGTCTTCTGCCTGTTGACGGTGTGAAGGGTGTCGCCGCCACACCACGGGCACAGCCCGCTCATGACCGCTTTCCCTTACGCGCCGCCGGTTCCGGGTCGATCGCCCACACGCACGCGTCGTGTCCGGGGGTCAGTGCCTCGTTCGCCACACAGAGGGGGCACACCCGGTGTTCCGGGCGCGGGACGGACGCCGTGGTGGTGCGCAGTCCGATCACGTCGCCGCAGCGCGGGCAGGCCGGGTCACCCAGACAGATCAGGGCGAAGGTGTACAGCCCTGCGAGGGCGACGCCCACCCGCCTCACGTGCAGCGGGGGCATCTGCGGAGTGGCGACGGCCAGGCAGACCTCCACCAGGATGTCGGCCGCCTCGTCTGCGACGGCGCGGCGCATCCCGAGCCAGGGCGCGGGTTCGCCGTTCTCCCAGTCGATGACCAGTTCGGCGTAGCGCTGCCCCGCGCGGCGGGCCAGGTCCGTGAAGGGGTGCGGGCCCTGCACGAGGCGGTCGAGCGCCTGAGACATGCCCTGCCCGGTGTCGGCCTGCACGGTGTTGACGGTGACGCGGGCGACGTCGCGCAGGGTGCCGGGGCTGTCCAGCGTCTGCGGTAGCACGTGGTCGTAGCTTTTCACTGGGTCTCCAGTGCGGTCAGCAGGGCGTGGAAGGTGCGGGCGGCGGCGGCGGGGTCGGGGTTGCGGCCAAGCCGGGTGTGGTCGGTGACGGTCGGCGCGTCCAGGGGGTTGCCGCCGCGCTCGGCGAGGTACAGCGCGGCAATGCCGAACTGGGCGCGGAAGTAGAACGGGCGCCCGTCGGTGAGCAATCCGCCGACGGCCAGCGGGTTTTCCAGGTGCATGATCACGGCGCTGGTGACCTTGGGCCGGGCGGTGATGGCATCGGCGATCAGGGTACGGCGGGCGGCGCCGTCTCCGGCGTGGATGGCGTCGAGCACGGCGCCG